AAAGAAAACCCTGAAATGGATGTTTTACCAGAGGCAGATGTAACTAACCCAAACCCTACGGACGCGGCACTTATCGACGGCAACTAGCCGAAGTTTGTGCCGCAACAGGTTTCTGGCCTGAACAACAAATACCGTTTGGCACGCGCGACTTGCTTACAGTGATTACAGTTATTAACGAGCAGGGAAAGCGGCAACAATGACGGCATCAGCAACAATCCAAGTAGTAGGCGTAAAAGAAACTATTAACGCGCTTAAAAACATTGACCCACAACTGCAAAAAGACTTTAGAACGCAAGCCAACGAGATTGCCAAACCAGCAATTAACGCAGCAAAAGACGTGTACAACCAAGTGCCGTTGTCTGGTATGCAATACAAGTGGGATAGTCGAGGCCGTAAAGTATTCCCGTTTACAGTTGCTAAAGCCAAAAGCGGTGTGCGCCTACGCATTGACACCCGGCGCAACGCTGTAGGCGTAATCCTGATTGAGCAAAAAGACCCAGCGGCAGCAATTTTTGAGACGGCTGGCCGTGCTAACGCAAACAAACTTGGCGATCAGTTAGGTTTTGTTGGCGCTGGACGTACGCGACTTATCGGGCCTGCCGTGTACAAAGCGCGTAGAGGCGTAGAAAAAGAAATGGAAAAGATGATTTTGGAGACTGCGCGCACAGTTAGGCAGGCAATGTAATGCTGTCTATTCCAATCATTTCAGAGTTTGACGGCAAGGGTATATCAAAGGCAATTAAGCAATTTAAGCAACTAGAAACTGCTGGTGAAAAAGCACAGTTTGCTATTAAAAAAGCGGCTGTACCGGCTGCAGCTGCTCTTGGCGCAATTGGCGTTGCTTTAGTTGGCGCGACTAAAGCCGCGATGGAGGACGAAGCCGAACAGGTACAACTTGCGCTAGCGCTAGAAAACGTCACTGGAGCAACTGACGCACAGATTAAAGCCACAGAGGACATGATCGCGCAGATGAGTCGAGCGTCAGGTGTCGCAGACTCTGAACTACGTCCAGCGTTCGCGAGCCTTGTACGTGGCACAAAGGACATTGCTACAGCCACAGACGCGCTAGCACTGGCACAAGACATCTCTGCAGGGTCAGGCAAAGACTTAGCAACCGTTTCTGATGCTTTGGCTAAGGCTTACGGCGGCAACATGAAAGGCTTGCAAGCACTCTCACCAGAAATTAAAGCCATGATCAAAGATGGCGCGTCATTGAGCGAGGTAATTGACGTGCTAGGCGGCTCGTTTGGTGGCGCGGCTGCAGTTGCAGCAGACACCGCTGCAGGCAAATTTAAAATATTAAACAACTCGTTAGACGAAACCAAAGAAGCAATAGGCGCAGCCTTAATACCAGTAGTTGAGGCAGGTCTGCCAGTTTTACAAAAGTTTGCAGATTGGGCACAAGAAAATCCAGATGCGTTTGTTAAAATTGCTGCAGCCATTGGTGCTGTTGCCGCGTCAATTGTGGCAGTAAACATTGCTATGTCTCTCAACCCGTTTGTAATAGCAGCCACAGGAATTGTTGCAATGGCTGTGGGTTTCAACAAATTGGCTGACGCAATGGATCGCATTAACAAGATTGGCGGTTTTGCGGCTCGAGTCTTAGGCGGTCTTGTGTTCCCAATTGTTGGGCAAGTAGCAAACATCCTTAAAGGCGCTGGCAATTTTATTAACTCTGATGACAAGCCAAACCCAAGCAAGCCAATAGTTATTCCCAAAATGGCTAGCGGTGGCATTGTTAATAGCCCAACTTTGGCGATGATTGGCGAGGCAGGCCCAGAGGCCGTAATCCCATTATCAAGGATGGGTCAGATGGGTGGCGGCATAAACATCACTGTTAACACTGGTGTAGGTGATCCGGTAGCAATCGGTAAAGGCATCGTGGACGCGCTCACCGCTTACAAGTCGCGCACAGGCTCACTGGCAAGCGTTCTGGCGTAACTATGGCATGGCCAACACCTAAAGTCAGTATCGCGTTTAATGACGGCCCATACGTTGCGTCACCAACGTGGACAGACATTACAGAATATGTGTACTCTGCCAATGTTTCGCGTGGCAGGTCTGACGATTACAGCCCATTTATTGGCACAGCACAAGTTGTCTTAAATAACAATTCTCGACTATTTGATCCGTTTTATACCGCTGGCACTTACTACGGCAAACTGTTACCACGCCGTCAAATCAAAATTGAGGGCATAAGCAACAGCGTTACTTACAGCGTGTTTAGAGGGTTTGTGGATGGTTTCCCAGCTGCATGGGATCAAGCAGGCAAGTTTGCTACCACCACGTTGTCATGCTTTGATGGCATCAGTTTGCTCTCACAAGACTTGTTGCCAGATTATGTGTACAACCACACAATTGCGTTGTCACCAACCAATTATTGGCGTTGCAACGACGGGCAAGCAAGCACCACTATTACTGACGTAGTAGAGGGATATACGATGTCAGCAATAAATGACGTTTATTATCGTTTAGGCCCACAAGTTTCTACTGCGTTAGCAAGCCCGCCAATTAGCACAGGTGATAGCCAATACAGCACAACCAAACCTGTTAGAGAGCCAACAGTTGGCGATGTGACAATGAGTGGCTGGTATTCGCCAACACAATCATTAACACTCTCAAACATGGGAATTAGTAAAAACGACGGTTTAAGTGCTTTGTTTGTTGGTTTGAATAGCGGAAGCATTACAGCTACCGCTGGCAATGTTTTTACCACAAGCACTCGATCAAGCACATCCGCAAACTATTCAATAAACGACCCTGCAGTATTTATCACAGTAACTTATGTTAAATCAACTGGTGTTGTGTCTTTATACATAAACGGCATAGCGCAAACTGGTGCATCGTCAACCTCATTTACAACTGGTGTTTACACGCCAATTAACTTTGCTTTTCTAATCCGCACCATTGCTCAAGAGTTCAGCATTATTGGTCGTGCCATTAGCGCAGCAGAAGCATTAGCGCTCTACAACGTAAACAACAACAACATTACTGAAACATCAGCGGCACGCGTGACTCGACTACTTGCTTACACGTCTTGGGATGCGTCACTACAAAGCATTACTACAACACCAGTAGCAACGGTAGGTGGGTTATCAACACCCGGCAGCAACCTTGTAGCCGAAATGCAGTTAGTCAACAATTCAGAGGACGGCGATCTGTTCGTAACGCGCGCAGGCGTAATTAAATTTACTGACCGCAACTATGTGTACACCAACACAACAAGCAACACCAGCCAAGCCACGTTTGCTACAGGGTCTATACCGTTTGAGCCGTCCGTACAGATCAACTATGACGCTGCAGCGATCCGCAACGACATTACTGTAACGTTTACTGGTGGCGGCCAAACATCAACCACGAACACAGCAAGCGTTACGGCTTATGGCACAAACGCTATGAACACACAAACGCAACTTTCTACACAAGCCCAAGCGGTCACATTGGCTGCATATGAGGCAACCGTAAACGGTCAGCTGCTCACTAACGTGTCACCACTATCGGTTGGTGTTACAGCGCAAACGGCTGACTGGACTACGTTGATGCAACTTGATTTACTTGACCGTTACACGCTTACAGTGCAACCACCATCTGGTAACAGCATCAGCCAAACAGAGTTGATTAACCGCATCGAGCATCGCATTGTTCCGGGTCAATGGCAGATGACTGTTGATGGATCAGCGCGGTATGCGTCTTGGTTCATCCTTAATAAGTCCACACTCAACGGCACAGATTTACTACAATAAGGAGAACTTATGGCTGTTAAGACGTTTACTACAGAGGTGCTGACTAGCGCAGATACCAACACATATTTGGCTAACAGCGGTCTTGTGTATGTTAAATCTCAGACCGTTGGTTCTGCTGTTTCTAGCGTTACCGTTTCTAGTGCGTTTTCTGCTACTTACGACAATTATTTAATAGTAATGATGGGCGGTACTTGCTCGTCTGACACAGCAGTAAACCTTCGTTTAGGTTCTAGCACCACTGGTTACTACGGATTTTTAACTTATGGTGTAAGCAGCGCAGATACAATTTTTGGTGCTGGCAGGAGTAATTTTAACAATTTTTCGTGGGTTGGCGGTGGAGTTTCTGGTCAAATGTGCCATGTAAGAGTTGAGGTTTTAGCGCCGTTTTTATCATCTTACACAAAACTATTAAATGCTAATTACCAAAACGCTGCCAATTACGGAACGATGCAAGGAGAGCATCGTGTTGCTACTTCTTACGATGCATTTACTTTGTTGCCCGATGTTGGCACTTTGACTGGCGGCACTATCACTGTTTACGGATACCGAAAGGCATAAACCATGACACGCCCAAACATGCAAATCGATGACGAAGTGCGCGAAATGACCAAAGAAGAATACGACAATTTACTCGCCACTGGCTGGACTTTAGAGCCGACTGATGAAGTGCCGACTACTGGCGTTTAGTGTCATGCTTGCACTTGTCTCGACCGCGTGCGAAACAACACGAACAAACGCGCCTCTAAAAGTGCGCAACAGCGTGCTAACACGATGCGGCACAATTACACAATGCGAAAGGGTTTCTAATGGCTAAGGAAAAAGCAGAAATAGAACTACTACACGCACGCATGATCGTGTTTGTCGGCTGCACAATCGCAGTCACATTTGCCCTAACCGTCATTGGCTTTGTGTACGGCCTACTGTTCGTTACCCAGCCGTTAGAGCAATCACCAAATGACGCACAATTTATTGACTTGCTCTCAACACTTACTGTGTTTATGACTGGCACACTCTCTGGACTTGTTGCCGCTAACGGACTAAAAAGGAAACCAGCAGATGCCAATACTGCCAGCCAACCCTAAGATCGTTAACTCACGGCCATACACAGGCAATAGTGACGGCGCAGTTGCAGGCCCACTACCGGGCATGGATGAGTGGATACGTCAAGCCATCAAATATGGTGGCGGCGCGTTTTGGAACAATGGCAGTTGGGGTGTAAGACCGATGAGAGGATCGGAGTCGTTAAGTGTGCACGCCACTGGTCGAGCGGTTGACTTGTCTTATAGGCCGTCAGAGAAACAGCCAACAGCAAACCGTAAAGGCGCTATTGCGTTTCTAAACATTGTTATTGCTAACGCAAACGAGTTAGGCGTAGAGCAAGTGCTTGATTATTTTCCTAAAGCGTTTGGGCGCGGCTGGCGCTGCGACCGACAGGCTTGGAAGTCGTACAGCAAACTAGAGATACACGGTGCGCCGGGTGGCGATTGGTTGCACATTGAGGTATCACCAGCATTTGTCAAGCAACCTGCAAGCCTTATACAGCAAGCGTTTAAGAGGGTATTCACCGAACTGCCACAGTAATGCCCTATGGTGGAAACACCGACGATAGGAGATGCATTATGGCAGACGCAAAAACATACATTTACGAGGTTTACACCACGCACCTAGACAGCAGTCAAATGGTGCTTGTGCAGATATTTCGTGACCCAGAGACTGACAAAGTGCTACACGCACAAATTGCGTTTAAAGATGCAATCGGTGACTCTTGGCAAACCCCCTACCAATTGGAGAAAAAATGACCTATTTAGCAATCAAATTAGGCGCATGGGCACTTAGTGGCTTAGCGTGTTTAACGCTGCTCTGGGACGCTCACAAAGCGCCTGACAGCCTGCCAAAGACCGTAGGGCAACAGACCATAACCCTGACAAGCATTGTGCCTACCACGACAGCTGCGCCGGCTACAACCACCACCGTGCCAAAAGGCTGTGCAGAGTACGTGGCTGATGCGATCACGGCTGGCTGGCCTGCAGACCAAGCACCGACAATGGCGCGTGTGATGTTTCGTGAGTCGCGCTGCAATCCATTGGCATGGAACGGTAAAGACTCAAACGGTGGGTCTAGAGGCTTGTGGCAGGTCAATGGTATTCACGAGGCGTGGCTAATCGAGGCAGGCATCATTACCAAACTGGACGATTTGTTTTACCCTGATGTAAACATTAAAGCCGCGCTACACCTTTACCGTATGGTCGGCTGGTCAGCATGGTCAAGCACATATGGCTGATATTCCATATCCCGAAACAGGCATAACAGAGGAGACCCGACAGATGTACCCAGAAACTTATTCAGACAAATACAACAAAGTGTTTAAAGAATTTATAGATGACATCTTTAGACCAAACCACGTGCCAAAGCCAGAGCAACCAGATCACAGCATTTTGCTTGACGAACTAGTACTGATGTATGACGCGCACATGACAATTGGCGGTGAACAAAACAGATTTAATGCCAGCGTGCTAAAGGCGGCCATAAATGTTATACGCGCCTTGTAAATTATGCGGTTTAACAATGCACGGCACAAGGTACAGGCACAACCCAGAAAAAGTCTTATGGTTACACCCCAGCCTAAAAGCGTGTACTAAGGTAAAACCAATAAACCCGACTAACAGAAAGCACCCGACATGAGTGATCAACTAGAAATGTTTACAACCACATTGGGATTGGCTGGAGAACGCACACAAGTTGCGCTCGATCATCCATCTGTTGCAATTGCGCGCAATGCACCGGACACGTCACGTGAAGCAGGCGAAGCAGCCAAACCACACGCAGGCAAACAACGCGAACTAGTCCATTTTTGGATTAAGTGGGCTGGACGCACAGAGGCTAAAGGCATGACAGCAGACGAAATTAGTGTGCTGTTAGACCTACCTGCACAATCGGTGTCAGCGCGCATAAACGGCCTGCATCGAGATGCGTACATTGTTGACAGCGGCACACGCCGTAAAACACGGTACGGCCGTAACGCGATTGTTTGGGTGGCTTGCTGATGGCACACTTTGACTTATCGCTTTACGAAACCGTTGCCCAACGCTTAGTGCGCTGGTGGGCAGAATACCCAGACGGCAGGATCATCACGTCAATCCACCACTATGACGGCTCAACAATCATCATGCGCGCAGAGTGCTACAACAACGATGACCGACTCATCGCAACAGGCTATGCAGAAGAAGTATTTGGCAACAGCCCTGTAAACAAAACCAGTTTCTTAGAGAACTGCGAAACGAGCGCCATTGGCCGTGCGATTAGTAACAGCCGCATTGGGCACACAGGCGAGCGCGCATCAGTAACCGAAATGGAAAAGGTCAACCGCATTAACAGTGCGCCGGCTAAACCAGATAGTCACGGCAGTGCTACACCTAAGCAGATCGGTTTCTTAAAGAGCCTTGCGCGTGGTAAGGGCTGGGATGATCTGCAGCTGCTCGATTACATCCACAAACTATTGCAGGTAGATGATTGCGTTGTAGAAACACTTACCGCTGGGCAATGTTCAGCCGTCATAGATGGGCTAAAAAAATGATTGACCCACGCGAGGAATACAACCGTTTGCATGACCATATGAGCGCGCTAGGGCGTGAGCGTGATTGGCTACAGCGTGAGGTAGAACGATTGACTGATGAACTAGAACTAGCGCATGAAGCGTTACGCAGGGAAATGCCATGAGTCGCACAGTCTGGGGCTTATTAGGCGTAGTAATGATTTGGGCAATCTTGATGGTTAGGTCAGATAAGAAACGTCACTAAACGCAACACAATCGGCTAGTAACCGGATACCTAAGCCTGTCGCAAGGCGGTTGGATGACCTGCGGTAACGCAGTTAGACCAGCGCGCACAAAACCTGCTACACGAAAGGCACTGTGCTAAGCGTTGGGGCGACTCGTAAACATAATCGAGTAGATGTGCAAGGTAATCGGATTGAGGCAGCCCGATGGGTAGAGCATCATCACTCTGTCTCAAATCACACATACAGATGACATACACTTAACAAACCGACACAAAGGATTAGCCCGGCATGAAACCTACACAACAGCAAACGAGAGCAAGCCGCTTGCGGCGCGGTAGCAATGGGTAAAGAACACAGCAACCCAGAATACAAACGCAACCGCACAATCATCCTGCAAGGCAAACCCACGTGCAACTACTGCGGCAAACCAGCCGACACCGTTGATCACATCGTTGCGTTAATGAACGGCGGAGACCACTCGCTCGATAACTTGCAACCTTGCTGCGCGCAATGCAACAACCGCAAAGGACACAAAGAAGTAGCACAACGCAACCGATCAGTAAGCCACGCAAGAGCAGAAGCAATGCGAAACCATGCAATAGAAATGCCAAAATCTAAAACGTTTTTTTCTGAGAAAGAAAACATCAC